GTTTGTTTTTTTCTTTTAGGCATAGTAGCAGTAGCTACATTACCTCTACCTATGTGAGTTTTCTTTCCTCTTGAACCAGTAACAGGTTCGTGAGCTACTTGTCCTCTAGTTATTCTTAATGCCATACGTCAAATCCTCGTGGTTGAAAGTCTACTGCTTCTCGTACTTCTTCGACAGTTAATGTAGGAGATATACTATTTCCTTCACTATCTACTCCTAAAATTAAACCATTACCTGCTAATGCTTGAACCCTA